CATGGGCGTTACCGTATAGTACCAAAAGAAGGAAGACTGATTGGTGAATTGAGTGAATCTCAAAGTGATCGTTTTAGATTTGATGGCGACGGTACTCAAAATGTACAATACTCAAACGAAGGTACATTAAACACAACTATGACCTACGATGACGCAGCAGCGCAAACACGTAGTATACGCTCCGATTTTGAGACTGTAGCCCCAGATTTTATAAACACAGTAGGCGCAGTAACTGATTTAGGTGGTTTTACAAACCCTAACGCAATACTCAATCAATTTTCAAGCGATTTAGCAGAAGTTATATCGGACATACCCCCCACTACAATTTTTGACCCGAAAACAACTAAAAAAATATTTAAAGAAGTAATAGACAACTTTGATGACTTTTTTGTTGAATTAGGAGAAGCAGGAATAAACGGACGAGAATTCACAAAATATTACGATGCTGGTAGTTTTGAAGGTTGGAAAAAAGGTATGTTAGACTCGTTAGATTCTACTAACCCCGAAGTTATGACAGCACTTCTTACTAGAATGAAAGGCTCGGTAAGAAGCCAATTCCCTAAAGCTGGTGGGGGACCTCTTGAAAAACTCAAGTTACCGCTATCAGAAAAAAATGAGTGGTATGACTTACAAGTAAAACGTTTTATACAAGAAATGCATCAAGAAGGAAATGTAGAAGCAATCCACATACCTATTAACGGTTACGCAGTTTACAAACAAATGGGTAAAGAGCAAGTGGATAGCCTCGCAGACAATTTAGGTAAGACTTACAAAAACGAAACTAAGAGAGTACTTAAAAATATTGAAAAAGAATATGGTTTTAAAATTCAGCCTAAAGAAGTACAAGATGAGTTCGGTCAGCAGTTTTATGAAATTGAATTAAACAACGACACTAGAAAAATACAAGAGGTTTTAAAATATAATATTGGGGGTTCAGTAAAAGCAGGAAGCTCACCTTTAATGAATCTTAAATACACTTGAAAAAAGAACTACTAGAACAACTACCCGAAGACGTACTCAAAGAACACTTAGAGTTAGCCGAAAGGTTACAAGAAATAGAAGTTGTTGAAACAGCACAAAGTGGGTTCTTACCGTTTGTCAAAAGTCAATGGCCAGGGTTCATTGGCGGTGCTCATCATAAAAAGATGGCAGACGCGTTTGACCGCATCGCTAACGGTAAAATCAAAAGGCTTATAATCAACATGCCACCACGGCACACGAAAAGTGAGTTTGCTTCTCATTACTTTCCTGCTTACTTAGTAGGACGTAACCCAAGTTTAAAAATACTACAAGCAACTCACACCGCAGATTTAGCAGTTAAGTTTGGTAGAAAGATTCGTGACTTAATGTTAACGGAAGATTTTCAAAGGATCTTCCCTGATGTGTTAATTAACCCAGACTCAAAAGCAGCAGGTAAATGGGAAACCCAAGACAGGCGTGACGCAAAACTAAAGGGCGAGTACTATGCAGCTGGTGTAGGGGGTGCGTTAGCAGGAAGGGGAGCGGATCTATTTATTATTGATGACCCTCATTCTGAACAAGATGCCATGAACCCAAAGTCCATGGAAGATACTTACGAGTGGTATACTTCAGGACCAAGGCAGAGGCTCCAGCCAGGAGGAGCGATTGTCATAGTTATGACTCGCTGGAACATCAACGACCTAACAGGTAAATTATTAAAAGATGCAGCAAGAGATCCAAAGGCAGACCAGTGGGAGTTAATTGAACTACCAGCTATATTGCCTAGTGGTAAGCCATTATGGCCAGAGTTCTGGAACCTAGAAGAGATCCTAAGTGTTAAGGCTAGTTTACGTGGCGGACCAAAGTGGCACGCTCAGTACATGCAGAACCCAAGTTCCGAAGAAGGTGCATTAATAAAAAGAGAATGGTGGAACGAATGGGAAAAAGAAAAACCACCTGTGTGTGAATACCTAATACAAAGTTACGATACAGCTTTCTTAAAAAGTCAGATGGCGGATTATTCTGCTATTACTACTTGGGGAGTATTCTACCCTGAAGGTAAAATAGGAGAAGACTTCTATAATGGTTTATCTCCTCATATTATTTTACTAGACTGTATTAAAGGTAAGTATTCTTTTCCTGAACTTAAAGCTATAGCTCTAGAACAGTATCAGGAATGGGAACCAGACTGTGTTATTATAGAAGCTAAAGCCAGTGGAGTTCCACTTACACAAGAATTACGAAACATAGGTATACCTGTACAAAACTTTACTCCATCAAAAGGAAATGATAAGGTAGCTAGAGTTAATGCTGCTGCTCCATTATTTGAATCAGGAATGGTTTGGGCACCAGACACTAAATGGGCTAACGAAGTTAGAGAAGAATGTGCTGCTTTCCCTGCTGGAGATCACGATGACTTAGTAGATTCGACTACTCAAGCATTATTAAGATTCAGGCAAGGTGGGTTCGTAAAACTACCGAGCGATTATGAGGAAGAAGAACTATATCCTAGACGGAAAATAAGTTATTATTAACCATGGCAATTGAAAAACAAAATCCCCTACAAGATATTTTAATGGAAGTTGCACCAGAACAGATGCAACAACCTATGGAAGTTGAGCTTCCAGAAGAAATGGATATTGGTGGTCAAATGGCACCTGCTTTTGAAATGGGAGCAGACGGACAAATGGTTCCGCTTTTTGATGAAGAAGAGCCTACAGAAAATGAACATCAAGCTAATCTTGCCGAGGTACTAGATTCCTCCTCGCTTAATACACTAGCGAATGAGCTATTAGATGCATATGAACAGGACAAAGACTCACGTAAAGATTGGCTTGAAGTGTTTACTAAAGGTCTAGACCTTTTAGGCATTAAAGTTGAAGAACGTGATCAACCTTTTCCTGGAGCCACAGGCGTAAATCATCCACTATTAGCGGAAGCTGTTACACAGTTTCAAGCACAAGCCTATAAAGAACTTTTACCAGCAGGTGGTCCAGTCAAAACTCGAGTCATGGGGAATGAAAGCCCAGAAGTTTTAGAACAATCAGCCAGAGTTAAAGAGTTCATGAATTATCAAATCTGTGATGTCATGAAAGAATATGACCCTGAAATGGACAGCTTGTTATTTTATCTACCTTTAGCTGGTTCTGCATTTAAAAAAGTTTATTACGATAACTTACTAGGTAGAGCCACCAGTAGATTAGTAAAAGCAGAAGACCTAGTTGTAGCTTACGAAACCACAGATTTAGAAACCAGCCCTAGATTTACTCACGTTATGAGTATGACAGGCAATGATTTAAAGAAAATGATGCTTTCAGGGGCATATAAGCAAACCGATGTCGGTGAGCCCCTAGATATGGACTACAATGAAGCAAAAGAAAAGATAGATGAGCTTCAAGGTTTATCTAGACCTATAACAGACTACGATGAATACACTGTTTTAGAGCTCCACGTTAATTTAGAGCTTGAAGAAGACGGTGATAACGGATTTGCTGTACCTTATGTGGTTACTATCCTTGAAGATAGCAGTGAAATCCTTTCTATACGACGTAATTGGTCTGAAAATGACCCACTATTCAACAAAAAAGAGTATTTTATACACTATAAGTTCCTTCCAGGTCTCGGTTTTTACGGTTTTGGCTTAATTCACATGATTGGAGGGCTTACTAAGTCCGCTACATCAATTTTACGCCAATTAATTGACGCTGGTACACTAAGTAACCTACCTGCAGGCTTTAAAGCACGTGGAATGCGTGTACAAGGTGAAGATACACCATTAAGACCAGGTGAATTTAGAGATGTTGATGTCCCAGGTGGGGTAATTCGTGATGCATTGATGCCTTTACCCTATAAAGAGCCTAGTAGCGTATTAAGTCAGTTATTAGGTGTTATTATTGAGTCTGGACGTCGTTTTGCGTCTATTGCAGACATGAATGTAGGTGATATAGGCTCTCAACAGTTGCCTGTAGGCACAACTGTAGCTATGCTAGAACGTGGTACTAAAGTGATGTCAGCTATACATAAACGCTTACATTTCGCTCAAAGGAAGGAATTTAAGCTATTAGCCGACATTTTTTCTAAAAGTTTACCCCCTGTTTATCCTTACGATGTACCAGGAGCAAGTAGAGAAATAAAAGCAACAGACTTTGATGACAGAATAGATGTGCTTCCTGTTAGTGACCCAAATATCTTTAGTATGGCACAACGTGTTATGTTAGCTCAACAAGAATTACAAATGGCACAAGCAGCACCACAAATACACGATTTACGAGAAGCCTATAGAAGAATGTACGAAGCTCTAGAAGTTAAGAACATAGAACTAATTTTACCCCCTCAAGCTGAAGTACCGCCACGTGACCCTATAAGTGAGCAGCAAGCAGCAATGACAGGCAAACCTATTAAAGCCTTTGAGTTTCAAAACCATGATGCTTATATAACATCGCATTCTTATTTTGCACAGAACCCAATGATAGCACAAAACAAAGTTGCATTAACAGCAATATCTGCTAACATTCAAGAGCATCAAGCTATGTTATATAAACAGCAAATTGAACAAGCAATGGGTCAACCGTTGCCTCCAATGGAAGGCGGTCAAATGCCTCCAGAAATAATGAACCAGATAGCAGGCATGGCAGCACAAGCTACTCAACAAGTTACTGGTCAAGCAAAAGCTATGGCGGAAGCTATGGCGGAAGCTAACATCGATCCTATTGTACAACTTAAAGAACAAGAGATCGCACAGAAAGCTCAAAGCGATATGGTGAAAGCACAAATCGACATGACTAAGATTCAATCTACAGAAGCAATAGCAGAAATGAAAATTGCTCAAGAAAGAGAAGAATC